CGAGTCGGCCGCATCGACGGCGCGATGCCGCAGGTCATCCCGCCCAACCTGCATGGCAACGCCTACGCAGGGTTCGCCTTGGAGTTCACGAACATCGCCAGCGACCTCCCCTCCTGTTTGATCACTGACTCCCCCCAGGTGGTGGCGGAGAAGCTCGCCGGGCTGCTCATGGACTCGGGCGTTGCCAGCATCAGGCTGCACTGGTAGCCCTTGGGGCCCCGCCGAACGTTCGGCGGGGCCCTGACCTGCGCAAACAGGGCGGAGTTTGACAGCCGTTGACAGAGCGGCTAGGCTTCAGCCATACCAACTACACAGCGGAGGTCACCACGATGGACCAGGACCTGAGCAGTCAGTCCAGCTGCGACTGCGGCGCCCGCCCCGGCCAGCTCCACGACGAGAAGTGCCAGTACGTCGCCGACGTGCGCGCGCAGGTAGCCGAGAGGGAAGCCCGCAAGCGCGGCCAGTGACACGACGAAGCCCCCGCCGGGATCCGGCGGGGGCTTCACTGTGTGTAGAACTGGATGGTCCACCGTCCAGCCGGAGCCCCGGCGAGGGGGCTGGGGGAGTCTCTACAGGCAGAGCCCCGATTCCACCGTCCAGTGGACGGTCCGCTGGATGATCAACTGGACAGTTGCGGACCGCACTGGACAGTTACTCAGTGTCACCAGACGGTGCGGCCAGCGCCCACGTTCCATACTTCGTCCGGCACAGCACGCCAGCCTCCGCCAGCTCGTTCGCCTTCGGGTAGAACCACGACGACGACCGGCCCGCCACCTGCTGCAGCTCCTTCGCGGACAGCTCGCCCGACTCCTGCGACCGCAACGCGGCCAGCATCGCCTCCACCGCGTCCGGCTCCGCGAGACGCTGCGCGGGAACCGCCAACGCCTCCTCCCGCTCCCGGTCCAGCTCCTCCCGCTCCCTCTCGGTCAGCCGCTCTCGGTGCGCTGCGATCACATCGGCGAGACCCACATCCGGATCCGAGTCGCCTGCCGCGTCCACGCTCCCGCTCATGTCCCGCACCTCATTCCCGGCGTTCCCGCCGTCATTCCCGCTCACTCCCGCAGCGGCGAACGCCGCCACGACCCCCGGTGACACCCAGCGCTCCCGCTCCGCGAACGCCGGGAACAACCGGACGATGGCCGCCTCCGACCGCTCGTCCAGCTCCGCCGTCCACCCGCGCCGCGCCTGCACGACCGCCTTCTCGGTGTCACCGGAAATCCAGTACACCCGCAACGGCTCGGTTTTCACCTCATCACCGTCACGCATGAAGCACGTACCGGGACGGTCCGCAGCGATCAAATCCGCGCGTACCACTGCCTGAACGACATAGCCTTCGCCGGAATCGTCTTCCATCCGGAAACAGAACCTGTGACGAATCTGCTGCCGAACCTGAGATGAACCGATCGCTTCCAGCGTGGGAAACTGGGTAGCCAGAAGAAACTGGACGCCCAGGGCACGACCACGGTTGGCGATCGACGAGAACGCCGTCACCACGCGCGTGGGGGTGCCGTCGCCCAGAAGCTCCTTGGCTTCGTCGACCACGATGTCGATGATTGGGCCGTCGATTTTCGGGTCCCAGCATTTGCGACCCGCTGCTTCCAGAATGGCGCCACGCTCATCGAGCAGGCCGCCTTCGGCCGCGATCGCGCATAACAGCTCATGCGCCCACGACTTCGACTTCGTGTACGCGCCCAGGGCTTCACGCCACGGACCCAGTTCGACGCCGCCCTTGAAGTCCATGCCGATCGTGAACACGTCGTCAGCACACGTGTTGGCCGCCACCGCGAGCCGGACCAGGCTCGACTTGCCGGAGTCTGTCGCGCCGCCGAGCAGCATGTGCCGGACGCCCCGGCCGGGCACGTAACGGTGGATGCGTGCCAGATCGCCGTTCTCGAACGGGCCCACAGTTAGCGGGTCGGACGCGCTGCCGACATGGTCAGGCACCGTCCACTCTTGCGGCAGGGCGTGGGGGTCGCGTTCGACAACACGCCACTCCACTGAGTTGGTGGACCTGCCCTCCCTGGACAGCCGCAGGGTGCCCGCGCGCGGGCACAAGGCCCCCTCGATCTTGCCCTTGGACTTCAAGATCTCGTCAACCTCGTACAGGCCACGCGGCCACGTGAATCGGCCTTTCGAGCCGGTCGTCGTCCCCACCACGCTGGTGATCGACATTTCGGCCCTGCCGATCCGCGCCGCCAGCTGCGGCCAGTCACGCAGGCTCTCTTCCATGCGTACCCGCTTGCGACGCACATCCGACGTCCACCACGGGATACCTCCGACCACGGTTCCGGCCAGCAGGGCGATCGCGGACCACTTCAAGCTGACCGGCTCTGGCACCAGCTCGTGCGTGGTCAGCACCCAGGACGCGGATGCGGTGAGCATGGCGTAGGCGTAGGCCCGCCGCCAGCCGTCCCGCACCCGTGTGGCAATCCAGGTGCCGCCACCGACCGCGAGTGCGGTCGTGGCCGTCCATGCCTGCCCAGAGCTGAGTTCGAACACGCTGTAGAGCGTGGCGGTGCCCGCGATGGCGCCGCCCATGTAGAAGGGGCCCAGGCCGAAGCGGCGCCGGTGCAGCACCTCCCACAGGTTGATGTCGCCGTCGCGGACGTTCATGACGATCTTCCTTTCACTTGGCCAGGGTCGAGTCAGCAGGGCGATTACCGTTCAGGCGCTGCCTGGCCGCGACGATGTCCGACGCGTAGAACTCCTCGATCGTCGCGATCACCGCGCTGAACGTCCTGCCCGCTTCCTCCAGCTGCTTGGAGGCTTCCTGGAGTTTCCGCACGGTGTACGGATCGACGTTGAGGCTGCGGATCAGGTATGCGCGGTATTCCTCGATCGCCTCGGCTGCGTAACCGCCCATCGCCTGCTCCACGCCGATCATGTCGTCGCGGATCTCCGACAGTGTCGTCGGCTTCGACTCCCTGAGCCGCCCCCAGGCCGCCTTGAGTGCCTGTGCTGCTGCGCTGTTCACTGGGTTAGCGCTCCTTCTGGTCGTGCGGGTGGTGGTGCTCGGCGAGCTGGGACGGGTCAGTCGAGCCCGGATTTTCGGGGTGTTGCCCCGGCCGAGAATGATCGCCGCGTCGCGCTGTTTCGGCGCGACCTCGGCGCCGTGAACGGCGGTGAAATGCTTGTTCAGTCCGTAGGCCGACGCGAACTTCCGGGTGCAGGACAGACACACGTACTGGGCACGGAACTTGCGGCGGCGACGACGGGGAACCTCGTCGACTTCGTAGGATTCGATCTCTTCCGGACTGAATTCGCGTTCGGCTTTCCACTTCTCGAACTCGGCCTGGAGCCTGGTTTTCTGCTTGCCGTAGGCGAACCGCAGGTCGAGTGAGACGTTGCGGACCAGAACGCGGGTGCCGCGCCAGGTGCCGCGTACGATCCGCCACCACAGCCGGGCGTTGCCCTGCTCCCGCTTGGTCGACTTGACGACGACGGACATCGCCCATCACTCCCCCGCCGCCGACTTCGCGGCCTGCTCTTCCTTGAACTTCCGGGCGACCGTGCGCCCCATGCCGGAGTCCTTTCCGGACTTGCCGAAAAACGGCCCGACGATCGACCACAGATCCGAGCCGGTGGTCTCCGCGTTGACCTTGGCGAGGTAGCCGGTCATCGCCTCGCTCAAAGTCGGGTAGTCCGCCGGGGCCCAGCCCGCCTCGCGCATCTCGTCGGTGAGCCCGCCGGTGTTGATTTCCGGTGTTGACTTGACGTTGTCCGGCATGAACAGCGGCGCTACGTCGACAGCCTGCTTCGGCTTGGGCGTCGTCGGGGCCTTCTCGGCTTTCGCCGTCTGCGCCTCGGAAGCCTCGCGCAGGCGTCGCATGAACCGCAGCACCAGTTCGATCGTGACAGCCAGCGCCAGTGGCGGCCACGCCGCGATCGCCTTCGCCGCGATCCGGCTGGCCACGTCGTGGTTCATGTTGGCCAGCACCGACCAGGCGATCCCGGCCAGCGCGGTCAGGTAGGCCAGCGGATCGGCCCGGTTGCGCATGCGCGCGTCGGCGTACATCACCAGCGACGCGGCCAGCAGTGCGCCGTCCACCGACAGCGGCGACAGGTGCGCGCGCCAGCGCGGTTCGCCGTTGATCAGCGCCCAGTCGAACATGTGGCTGTAGGAGATGGTGGCGGCCACCCCGATGACGGAGATCAGCGCCAGCATCGTGAACACGACAACGGTGACCAGCTCGAAGCGCGACAGCGGTACGGTGACCGGCGTGCGGCGCGGGGCGCGCTTGAACAGCTTCATCAGCTCTTCGCCCCCTGCTCGAATCGGTGCCGCCATGTGCTTGCGTGCACCCCGGTCGCGTCGGAGATCTCGCCCCAGGAGGTGCCGCGCTGCCGTTCGTGCCGCAGCAAAGCGGCCCTGACTCTCTTCAAGGCGGTGATGCTGCGGTCGACGGCGTACAGCGTGGACAGCAGCGGGATCCCGTCGCCGTCGATTCCGTCGCAGATCGCGCCGAGCCGCCTGGCTTCGCCGACCACTCCGGCGACCGCGTCGCGAACATCATGCGCCTTCATCGTTTGGACCCCTGACTTGTCGGTTTCCGCATACTGTACCGGGGTATGGTTCCCGCCGTCCAGCCGGTTTCATAATTGCTGGTCACCCGCGCCACCACGGCCGCGTCACGTGATCGGCGCCAACAGCCCAGCTACCCTCACGCCAGGTGATCGCGTACAGCTGACAAGGGGTGACATGGCTTCGAGGACGCTCGCCCCCGCGCTACGCCGATTTCTGTTCGGCGCCTCCCCATCGCGGGAGACCAAGGGCTACAGCGGCCGGATCAGCAGCATGTGGCGGCAGTACGTCGTCCCCGGTCAGCCCTACAACGTCAACTGGAACACCGACCGCGCCGTCCGCGAAGGCTTCGAGGTCAACCCCTGGATCTACCGGGCCGTGCACGTCACTGCGACTAAGCTGCTCAACTGGGACATCGTCCTGCGCCAAGGCGACCCGAAGAAGGGCACGCCGATCGCCGCGTCAGCGGACCCCACGCGCCTGCTGCACGTGCTCAACATCCAGGCCAACCCGTGGGAACGCGCCAAAGTCTTTCGCTACCGCCTGATCGCCCAGTGGTTGCTGAGCAGTAAAGGCGTGTTCATCGAGGTACACCGCAGCCGCGCCAACCGCATCGCCATGCTCACCCTGCTCGACCCCGACATGGTCGAGATCCTGCCCACTGTCATCGGCGAGAACCGTGACGGCACCAAGCAGGTCGACCCGATCGGCGCGTTCCGGGTCACCGTCAACGACGGCAGCGGCCCCTACAACGACCGGCCCCGGTTCAACCCGAAAGCCGCCTTCGACGACCAGCCCGCTTCCGTGCTGTGGGTGCGCTCCCCGCACCCCACCGTCATGTTCCGGGGCATGTCCGCCATGCAGGCCGCCGGACTCTCGGCGGACATGGACAAGGCCGCGCGGCTGTACAACAAGCGGTTCATGGAGCAGGACGGACGCCCCGGCGGCATCGTGCTTGTGAAAGGCCGCACCAACAGCGACACGCTGGAGATCATCGAAGCCCGCGTGAACGGCGGCCCCGGCTCGCTCGGCCGGATGACCGCGATCGAAGGCGACGCGCTCGAATTCGTCGACACCTCCGGCAACCCGCGCGACACCCAATGGTCCGACACGATGGACCGCACCCGCAAAGAAGTCAGCATCGCCTTCGGCGTGCCCGAGTCCGTGCTGGGCGACGCGTCCGGCCGCACGTTCGACAACGCCGACGCCGAAAAGGCCAACTGGCTGGAGGACACGGTCGTGCCGCTCGCCGACATCCTCGACGACCAGCTCGATGTCCTCACCGGCGCCTGGGATGACGACCTGTTTCTGCGGCACGACCACTCCGCCGAATGGGTGCTGGGACGTCATGATCGTGAACTGATCGAGCAGGCGTCCGAGGACTTCCAGGCCGGGCGGATCACGCTCAACCAGTGGCTGGTGATCGCGGGCAAGCCAGAGATCGACGAGCCATACGCGCGCGTGCACTACCTGCCCGGCGGCACCGTGGTCGCTGGTGCCGCTGAAGATGTCGAGGTGGTCGCGAAACTGCCCACCATCGGTTCGCCGCAGGCCGCCGATCCGGAGGCTGAGGCGCGGCGTGGTGCCACCACTGGCACCATGCGCGGTGTCCGGCAGGCCGAGAACATCAACACAGCCCGATCGCTGCGGCTGGTCAACCAGTCCGCGCGAGGCGGCGCGGCACCCCAGGCCCTGGAGCAGCGCAGCGCGCTCGCGCTGACCGGCGAAGGCCTGGAGGGTAAGGAGAGCGGCGCGCGAGACAGCGGCTGTGACGCCGCTACCTGGAAATGATCTTCCCTCGCTGATCACGGACGGCTTCGTCGTGCGGGAAGCCGCACCCAGTCCGCCGCCGGGTCCCGAACGGGACGCGATCGTGGCACTCAACGACGCCCGCGCGCGTGCGGCCGAAGACGCTGTCATCGGTGTCCTGCAACGTCATCTTGACCAGTCGCTCGGCGTGGTGCTGGCACGGATGCGCGGGCCGAAAGCCCGACGGCATACCAAATGGTGGACTACAAGTGAGAGCGCTTCCATGTTGGAAGTTAAAGCGCTCGACGCGACCTACGTTGTGCCGGACAAACTCACCGGCGGCCTCGCCCGCGACGTCCGCCCCGTCATGTTCACCGTCGCGTCCGACGCCGCCCGCGATACCGCGCAACGTCTCGGCGACCCTGAAGACATCGCCGCCTTCGACAGCGAGGAGATCGAACGCGCCGTCGACGAGGCCGTCCGCGTCATCCTCGGCATCGCGGATCGGCATCTGCGCGAACTGCGCCAGGCTGTGCTTGACGCCGACACCAGCGCCACAGACCTCGAAAACCTGCTGGACCTGATCGAGCAGGCGCATCGCCGGGGCGGAAACTGGGTGCTCATGTCCGGCCGGACGCTCGCCAACGCGCTCGCCAACGCCGCCTCCTACGAGCAGGCGCTGCGGTTGGGATGCACCCACGCGCAGTGGGTCAGCCGACGCGACGACCGGGTACGCCCTACCCACGTGAACGCCGACGGGCAGGTTCGGCGGATGGGCGTCGACTTCAAGGTCGGCAAGTTCGAGTTGAAACACCCGGCGGATCCGGCACTGCTGCCCGCATCGTGGCCGGAGGTGGCCGGATGCCGCTGCAGGCTGACCTACCGGCGTCCCAGTGACAGCGCGCAAGCCCTGTTCGAGGTGATCGACCGGGCTATCCACGACGGTAGTGCGCCACTGCGGGCGGCTGACGCTGTCGCCGTGGCGCTGTCTGCGGCCGCAGCGACGCAGGATGCCCCCTATACCCCTGCCCCCCATGGGTATGGGTTTCCGCCCGCCGCCCCTCTGGTCACGCTGCCTGACGCGGTAGTCGGCTACCGGCTGATGCCGGACGGTTTCGACGCGGTGCCTGGCCAGCAGATCGTCACGTTCGAACAGCTCGTGCTCGGTCTGGCATGGGTAGGGGCGGCGACCGCGCTCACCCTGGCTGTGCTGATACCCGCCGGAACGGTGGTGGCCGCCACGAACGGGGCGATCATCCTGCCTGGTGGTGTGGTGCTGGAAGTGCTGGGCGCCAGTGAGACCGGTATCCGGGCCCAGGTGGTTCCGTAACGACGACACCCCCTGCACAAGGTGCAAGGGGTGTCGTCCGGTTCCGCGTAGCCGTCCAGCCAAGGGGACCTGACCAGGGGGTTCGCAGACCCTCACGGTAGGTCGGCTATCCCCAGGTGTCAACGCCGCGCGCGTGTCGCCCTGGCGGGCCGTATTCGTGCTGCGACGATGACCACCATGGCCGAACAGCACGGCGGCATGGTCGCCCTGATTCCGCGCGATGCCGACCTGGACGCGCTGCGTGTGCGTGGCGGGGAGTCACGTGAAGAACTACACCTGACACTCGCCTACCTCGGTGACGACGTGGACGACTGGACGGCGGACCGGCGCAACCACATCACGGCTGCCGCGCTGCAGGTCGCCCAGTCCGTCGGGGGCATGGTGAACGCCCGGGTCATGGGGCACGCCGTGTTCAACCCGGACGGCCACGACGACCGTCAGCCGTGCGCGGTGTACCTGGTCGGTGACTCGTCGATGATCGCCGCCATGCACGAGCTGCTGAAGCCGTCGGCCAGCCACGAGCAGCACGCGCCGTTTTTGCCCCATATAACCGTAGCGTACTGTGATGTGGATGGGTACGGGAATAAGGCCTGGGACAACGGTTCCGGTGCTGCCGAGGACGGCAGCGCGGGTTATGGCGAAGGCAACGGCCACAGTGGATGGCTGCCTGATCTCGATCCTGAGTCCAAGTCTGCCGCGTCCAGCAGTGTGGATTACGGACGGCGGCAAGGGTCGCCAGGTTCGAGCAACTCGGGTGGTGGCGGCCGTGAAGATCGGCCGTCCGGTTCGTCCGGACGAGGACGTTCATCACAGCTGCCGGGTCGGTCGGTGCGTGAACCCGGAGCACCTGGTGGTGCTGACGGTGGCCGCGCACTCGACAGGTCACGCGGACGAGCAGAGGAACGATCTCTGCTCAGTGCACAAGGCGCCCTACGACCGGACGGATTCAAGGGGCTGGGGGGTATGCAACGCCTGTCGTCGATCAGCTACGGCGGCTTACCGGAAGCGGAATCCGGCGCCCGTTCCATTGACTCAAGCGCAACGGGACCGCAAGAACGAGCTGACGCGTGCGAGATCAAAAACGCCGGAAGCACGGGCCAAGGCAGCGGCAAAGCAGCGCGCCCGTCGCGCCTCTCGGTCAGCAAGGCGTTCCAGCGAATGACCTTCACCGGCCCGATCACCTTCGACCGGCTACGGGTGGCGCTGGCGGATCAGACGTACGACTTCCCGCTCGGCATGATCGATGAGAAGTCGATCGTGTCCGACTATCTGGTGGAGACGCGCATGGACGGCACCGATGACGTGGTCGAGTTGAAGCTGATGAGCGCCGATCCGCGCGCGGCCACGCTGCGCGAATACTGGGCGCACGGCAAAGGTCGTCCACAGTGGAACAAGTGGCGTGAGCTGCGGCGCAAGCTCAAGAAGTACGTGAAAAACCCGAACATCCTCGACGGGCTGACCAGCAACATCTACCGGTTGGCCAAGGGCCACAACCCGCCGCGCGGCGCGAAGTCGGCCGAAGCTGGTTTCGCGTTGTCGGAGACGGAACTGAAGGCCGCGCTGGCGCTGGCTGATCCGGACGCGGCGTTCAACCCGGATGATCTGGCCGACTGGCTCGACGAGGATGACGAAGGCGACGAGGAGTTCGACGAGAACGATCCGGTTCAGGTGTACGAGCGAGCGATGATCAACGACATCGACTGGGAGATCGACTCCGAGGGCGCCTTGGTGCGCTCGGACGAGGACGACGACATCGAGGAAGACGAGGAGATCCCGATGGGTCCGCGTCCCGTCGACACCGGCGTGAGTCTCTGGGACCTCGTCGACGTCGATTGATTGCCGTCACTGTAGCGGCTAGTATTTGCTGGACGTCTTCACCGAACCACAAGGAGAACGCGGTGACCGCGACCCTGCCCGACGGCATGGAGTACAAGAACCTCGATGTCGCCTGCATCGACGCAGCCGCCGGTGTGTGGGGCAGCGAGTATCCCGAAGAGCACGGCGTCCGCAACCTCATCGTCGCCGTCACCGGCGTCCGTGACGAAGTCGGCGACATCATCTGTCCCGGAGCGTTCACCAAAACCCTCGACCGGCTCACCCCCAAGGCCTGCCTGGGCCACGACTGGAACCGGGCTGTCGGTTACCCCGAGGACATCAAAGAACTGCTGCCCGGTGATCCGCGCCTGCCCAAGACCGACCGGTTCAACCGGCCGTGGCCGAAGAAGGCCGGAGCACTGTTCGCTCGTACCCGCTACCACCTCGACACCACGGACGGTGAGCGCGCCTACAAGGACGCCGTGTTCTTCGGTCCCCGGCTCGCCACCTCCATCGGCTACGTCGTACCCAAAGACGAGCAGGGCAAGCCCAAGTTCTACAAGGCGATCGACCCCGACACCGGCCTGCTTACCCGCTTTCTGCCCGAACTCGACCTGTTCGAATACTCGCAGGTCCTGCACGGCGCGCACCTGCTCGCCGGTGGCCTGAAAGACGCCAAGCCGACGCGACTGGAACGCAAGCAGCGCCCGGACATGGAGCTGAAGCTGCGGCTCGTCCGCGACGCTTCCTACTGGGGTATGCCGCTCGGCACGCCGATCAGGCCCGGCATGAAGCCGCAGGGACCGAAGGCGCGGCGCATCGCCGCCGCTGGTCAGCAGGCCGACGAGAACGCGGGTGCCGTCGAGATCGACGCGGCAAACCTGCGTGTCAAGCCGACCGCCACGGGCAAGCAGGAGGGCGACGCCGCGATCGAGGCGGCCTACAGCGAAACCAGGGGTCTGCTGAACCAGCTCGGCGACAGCAACCCGAATCTTGACAGCGACGACCCTGTCGACCCGTTCGACAACTCCACGTTCGTCGTTGTCGACCAGGACAACATCAACAATGGCGAACTGTTCAACCCGCTCGACATCCTGGTCGCCAACGCCGTCCCCCCCATCGAAGTCGAAGAGGATCTGCGCAACGCCGACTGGGACGACTCCCGCCTCGGTGACGCCGCCGACCGCCAAGACGAAATCGACTCCTACATCGCCGACGTCGCCGACGCCTACCGCGAGAAGTACAACGCCGAACTGGTCCGGCAGAACGACACCGGCGACGGCGAAGTCGCCGAATCTTCAGCTGAAGACACTGAAGTTCAGGCGCCGGATGCAGGTATGGACACGCCGGGGGTGGCAGACACTCGGCCTCCGCTCGCCGAGGAGTCCGTTTCGGCACCCAACGGTGAAGGCGACGGAAACGGCCTGCGCGGTTACGCGATTCCGCCATCTCCCGCCGAAGAGCCGGAAGCGCCGCAGCCGGTCGGCAGCAAACCGACCGAGCAGGAGTGGCAGGCTGCCCAGGAGGAGATGCGCGCTGCGGGTATCGAATCCGAAGCCGTGCCGTCCACAGGGGTTGTTCTGGCGGAGCCGTCGGAACAGTCCGCTGCGGAACCTGGAAACATTCCGGAGGGCAGTGCGCCAGCCCCGGCAGCAGGCGAAGGCGTCGGCCGATTTCCGGACGGAACGAAGCCGGGTCCGAAGCTCATCGCCGCGCTCGGCAACGCCATCTGGGTCACCGGTCAGCGCATCAAGGAATCCGACGGCGAAGACGCGACCCCCTCCGACGGATGGCTGGTGCGCGGCAACGAAACCACCGTGTTCCAGCTGCGTAAGAAAGATGTCGCCAAGATCCCGCTCGGGGTGACGGCCCAGAAGGGTGCTCGCGGCTCATACCTTCTCACCGATGAGGGCGCGCGCCTGATGGCGCCATACCTGCCCAACGGCGGACAGCGCGAGGGAGCGTCCGCCGACGGCGTTACGCCAGCGGAAGCGTTGCCGGACACCGGGATCGACGACGTCGCACCCTCCACTGAGGTCGTTCCAGAACAGCCTTCCGGCCAGTCCACTGTGGAGCCAGGACTCGCACCGGAAGGAGAGCCTGGCGAACCGCTCGGGGAGGCCGGTCCCCCGCTCGCCGCACCGATCGAGGGCGACGGTGATGGTCCGCTGGTTGAGGACATCGACCAGGCTCAGGCCGAAGCGATCAACCAGGACGCGACCGAGGAGACCGAGACGGTCACCGGCGACGAGATCGCCGACGCCGACGAGATCATCGACGCGGGTTTCGGTGTCACCGAAGCCCCTGACGGCGAATTCGAGGTCGAACCCGACGTCGCCGACCGGCAGGACCGGGTCGCCGCTCTGCTGCTGCAGTCCGAAGCAGGCAGCCTCGACCTCGCCAGCGCCGGTGACACCCAGCTGCGTGGCACCCGCGCCGACATCGTCGATGAACTGCGCCTGCAGCAGCATCTGGAGCGGCGCCGCAGCGGCGAACAGGCCGTCACCCGCCAGCAAGCCGAACAGCAGGAGGCCGACGACCTCATCCCCCAGGAGGCCGACGACGAGCCTGGCGACACCGGACCCAAGCCACGCCCCGGTGTCGCCGGGGCCGCCGAAGACCTCGCCGCCGCGCTCGACGACGGCGACCAGGCCCGCATCGACGCCGCCACGGCCAGGCTGCGCGCCAGCCTCAACCGGTCCCGCTCCGACTCCGAGGTCGTCGCCGAACTCCGCACCCTCATCGGCGGCCTCGACCCGGCGGCGCTGCGTGACGCCGCCCAGCGGTTGCGCGACGAACAGCGCGCCAAGCGCAACGAAGGAGCGCGCCGCCGCCGCGCCGCCCGCCGGTTCGAACGCGAACGCCTGCGTGCCCTGCTCGGCCAGGTCGAAGCCGAGATGCGCAACCGCAACCTCGACTACGACCCGATTCCCGACGACGACGGCGACGTCACCGTCCAGCTTGACAGCACCCCGCCCGCCGCATGGATCAGCAAGACCAGAAGGTTCGACTGGGCCAACAGCAGCGACCGCGTCGACACCCTCACCGGCTCCGGCTACACCGCCACGATCACCACCCACGTGAAGCCGGACGGCACCCTCAAGCCCAGCGAATACCAGTGGAGCGCCCTCAGCGACGACGGCTCCGTGCTCGCCACCGGCAAAGGCACCTCGGCCGACCCGGACGCCGCCCGCGCCACAGTCGAGATCGCTCTGGACACCCAGCGCAGGCTCGGCCTCATCCCCGTCGATGCCCAGATCCCGCAAGGCTCCGTGCCGGAACACACCTCGGCGACCCCGCTGTCCGACGTGGTCGGCGCGATCGAGCAGATGCGCGCCCGGCTCGCCGACGGCCGCACACTCAACCCGATCACCGGCCAGCCCGACCCGCTCGCCGACGGCTTCACGCCGCTGCCCGTGCCGGAACGCAGCCGGTTCACCGATGCCGCTGAGGTTCGCAAGTACCTGGAGGTCAACGGCCCCAAGACTCGCGAGGGCAACGACAACCTCGTCACCCTCTATCGATGGGACACGGCGAAGATGACGCCCGGTGGCGCGTTCGTCATCATCGACAATCTGCAAGGCAAGCCTCAGCTCCTGCATACAGTCAGTGGTGGCAGCTTCAACCCGCCGATGATCGCGGGCAACCTGGGACGCGCGGACATGCTGCGCTACGCCACCATCGTCGAATCCCTGCCGGACAGCAACGGCCGGACCGTCGACTGGAACCTGCGCCACGGCCCGCTGATGGACAACATGCAGCAGCTCAGCTTCGCCGAAGGCGACGGGGTTCGCGCGCTGCAGGAAGCCGCCGTCAACCGGCTCACCCGCGAAAAGATTCACGCCGGGCAGTTCACGCACAAGCTAGTGCTGCGCGACATCACATCCGTCGACGGCGTCACCAATCCTTCGCGCAAGCAGTACGTGCAGGACCAGCACCGCACCCTCGCGCAGTTGATCAACGTGGCCCGGGGCAAGCCGGATACCTACGACAAGAAAACCCTGGAGATCGCGTCCGGCGCGCGGACCCTGGCCGCCATGGGCGCTCCGGATGCGGCAGCGGTCATGCTCACCCGGCGGGCCGCCGACATCCGGGAGCAGTACGGCAACGACGCGCACAGTCGCGGTATCGCCGTCCTGGAGGCCCTGGCCACCGGCTATCTCGGCATGTTCTCGCCGGTCCGCTCGCACGGTGAGCGGGTCGGCGCGATCAAGGCGGGCGAACGCCTGTTCCTCTCCGGCGACAACGAAGGGGATCCGCCGCGCGGATTCCGGGCGCTGGCACCGCTGCGCCGCGACACCTACAGCCTCGACCGGATCACCTCGGTCATCGACGAAAAGACCGGCGACCAGAAGATCCTGCGGGTCAGCACCGCAGAATTCCGTATCGAGGACAACGAGGAAATCCGCTACGGCTACAACCCGCTCAGTGCCGCGCTGAGCGGTGGACAGGGTGCCTTCGCGGTGGCCGGACCCGGCGAGGAGCCGCCCGCGACACAGGACGACCTGAAGGCCCGCCAGTTCGACGACGCCTCGGTCATCCCGCAGGACGTGCTGGACGCGGCAGCCGAGGCTCTGCCGGAGTCGGCCAGGGAGACGGCCGTGCGGCGCGCCACCCCTACCGACGGTGTCCGGCCGCCCCGGCGCCGTAGCCCGGCCGCACCCAAGCGGACCGCGCCACCGGCGGCAGCACCGGAACCGGTGGCTGGTGAGCAGCATCTGGCCGAAGCGCAAGGCCGTATCGACGGTGCGTTCCTCGGCATGCCGTTCAGTTACGGCGACAAGCCGGAACGTGGCAGTTTCGAGGACCTCGGCGCGGTGCGGGAACACCTGGTCGCGCTGGAGACTGGTGTGAACGACCCGAGGGTGGCCAGTTCCGCGCGTGCTGTGCTCACCCATCTTGACAGCGGCAGCATGAAACTCTCGCCGGGTGGCGTTTTCTTGGTCGGTAAGGACGGCTACGTCACGCACGCTTCGTCTAGTCAGCGGGTGTGGCCGCCAACCGGGAAGGGGTCCACCCTCGATGACCTGGGCGCCGGTGGCTACCGGTACAGCCAGGCTGCCAGTATGCGGGTTGCTCGCGCGCTGGAGTCCGGCGTATTCGACGGCGAACAGATCGACTGGTCCGGCGATGGCCTCACGGCTGTGAGGCAGACCAGCGAGATCAGTAAGCGCAACGGCAAGTTCCACCCGCTCCAGACCGCGCAGCGCGCCGCTTACCGTGACGGCGTGCTCGACACGGCCAAGCCGGGCAAGTCCGATGTGGCGATGTTCCGGGGCATGGCCGATCAGCTCGACCTGACCGGGCCGAATCCGGAGGCGTTCGACGGCGCCGTCCTGGGCAAGGCCACCGAGTACAGCCCATACAGCGGCTATGTGGCGGACAGCAAGAAAAACGCCGATCTGGCGGCGCGGGTGGAGGCCGAGCTTCGGCTGACCGGATCACTGGCCAGGACCGCGCCGCTGGACGCGGTGCGCAGGCTCACCCGGCTGGCCGACGAGCTGGACGGCCAGGGCATTGAGATGCGACTGAAGCCAGGTTCCGGTCAGTACGGCGCCCCTCAGGAGCCGAAGAAGACGCTGACGCCGTCAGAGGATCTGCGCGCGGCCGCGAAGATGATCACCGACGTGTACGACCCGGACAAGATCAGCGAGTCGAGCCGGTTCCGGCGCGCGGGCATGGTCGGCCGGGTGGAGATCATCAAGCCGAAGATCACCATGGGCCGCACGTGGGAGGACCCGAACGGTGTGGCCGCACGGCGCCTGGAGAGCGCCATCAGGCAGTCAGGCGGCATCACGTTCTACCGCGACGCCGACGGACACCTGCACGCGACGTTCACCGCCAGCGAGACCGGCACCACCGTCGACATCACCGATGACATGGTCCAGGTGGGCGGCGGACAGACCGGCGCGATCAAACTGGCACCGGACGGCAGGCTCACCTTGTCGTACATCAGCGCCAACCGGCTGATCGTGATCGAGGCGTCACCACGTGGCTGGAAGTTCACACCGGACACCCCGGAAAACGGGGACGGCGACACGGACACCAGCGGTCCCGAAATCGAGTCTCCGCAGGTGGATGAGGGTGCCCCAGAAGACATCGAGGCGGGCACCGCTGAGGCTGGAACGTCCGAGGACGACAACGAAGAATAGCCGACGACAATTCGGCTAGCATTTCCTGGGTGGGCGACACGCCGGTCGAATCCCTTTTCGACCGGCCATGTCGATCTACCCTTTCCCGCAGTGCGCTTGGTGCTGACCGGCGCTGGATTCCTGTCGGTTTCACTGCGTGAGGAAAGGCACCGATGAGCACCATCGAGCTGCAGAAGAAGTCCTTGAAGGACACGCTCGCCACCAAGACGGCCGAGCTGGACGCCTTCACCCAGAACGGCATCAAAGACGAGGGCGGCGGCCACTACGTCATGTCGCCGGAGGATGCCCGCGCATTCCGCAAGATCGTCGGCGAATGCAAGGAGATCCGGGGCCTGCTCGGCGACCTCGGCGAGTACGAGCAGTTCAAGTCCTACCTGAACGACCCCGGTGACGGCGTCGACTCGCTGGCCGCGCGTCAGGGTGGCAGCCAGCTGGTCATCCCCAGCCAGCGCAGCATCGGCGAGCGGTTCATCGAGTCCAAGGAGTTCAAGGGCCGCAACGGCGGCACCGGCGTCATGCCCAACGCCTTCCAGCTCGGTGAGGACATCACCAGCATGGAACGCAAGGACATCTACACCGCCGCCGGTGGCACCCTCACCCGCTTCGCGTTCGGCCGCGTCGAGCAGGAGCCGCTCGTCCAGCGGCCCTACCGCACCGACCGCGTGCGTGACCTGTTCCCGGTGGCGAACACCTCGGCCAACCTGATCGAGTACCTGCGCGTGCTCGGCTACCTGGACGGCGAGAACAACGCCCGCACCGTGCCGGAGCGGGAGACCGACGCCGTCGACTCGCCGTTCGGCCTCAAGCCGCACACGCGGCTCAAGTTGCAGCCCGCTCAGGCGCCGATCCGCACGATCGCCCACTACGAGCTGGCGCACCGCAACACGCTCGACGACGAGCCGCAGCTGCGCTCCATCATCGACACGGAGCTGCTGTACGGCCTGCGCCTGGTCGAGGACGACCAGGTCCTCAACGGCGACGGCGCCGGGGAGAACCTGCTGGGCATCATGCGCACGCCCGGCATCCAGCAGTACCCCGGCCCGGCACTGGGCTACGGCCAGACCGGCACGCCGGTCAAGGAGAACGACACCAAGGTCGACGCGATCCGCCGCGCCGCCACCCGCGTCATGCTCGCCTACTTCTCCCCGACCGGCGTGGTCCTCCACCCGTTCGATTGGGAAGAAATGGAATTGACGAAGGATAAGAATCTCAACTACATCCTGGCGATCAACGTCGCCATCGGTGCGGAGAAGAGGATCTGGCAGATGCCGGTCGTCGCCACCCCGGCGATGAACCAGGGTTCGTCGCTGATCGGCGCGTTCGGTCTCGGCGCGAAGATCTACGACCGCCAGCAGTCCAACATCCGGGTCGCCGAGCAGCACGACGACCTGTTCATCCGCAACGCGGTCGCCATCCTGGCGGAGCAGCGCGTCGGTCTTACCGTATCACGCCCCGAGTCGTTCGTTAAGGTCGACCTGACCACGGCGTACGACAACACCCCGTGACCTGCTGCAACATCTGACGAACCCCCGGCAGGGAATTCCCTGCCGGGGGTTTTGCTTTAACAGGTAAGGCATTTCAAGTAAGCTATTGGTATGGATGAACGCGTTGAATACCAGACTGTCAACTGCTCAGGTTGCGGCGTCGATCTGCGCCGCCGGAAGAGCAACCTCGCTCGCCTGAAGACCGGCCGTGTGTTCTGCGGCAGAGACTGCCCTGGTGGCATGACCGCGAAGCCGCGCCGGGGGACGGAGCACACGTGCCCCGAGTGCTCGACTAAGTTCTACCGGCGCCCCAGTGAGCAGCGAAGCAAGCAGGGCAGACCGCCGTACTGCTCGCGAACCTGCTCATCTCGCGCGACCACGCGAGAGCGAAGCTCACTCGGGGACGGCCCCACCACACTGACCGCGACATGCGGGACCTGCGGTACGTCGTTCGAACACCCGCGTTCGCAGGGCATGCGCCGCTACTGCTCGCTCGCCTGCTCAGGGAACGCGAACACCAAGACGAAACTGGTGTGCGTGTGGTGCGGTGGCGACTACGTCGGCAGACCGCAGGAACGCCGGTTTTGTTCACGCCCCTGCTTCTTCGAGAACCAGGCCGCGAACGCCCAAGGGCACATCACCAAGAACGGGTACCGGACGATCAGTGTCGACGGCAAGCAGGTCCCGGAGCACCGGCTGGTCATGGAACGCGTGCTCGGCCATCCGCTCCCGCCCAGCAGCACGGTCCACCACAAAGACCTGGACAAGCTGAACAACGTCCCGGAGAACCTGGAGCTGTGGGCCAGCGTTCACCCGAAGGGCGCGCGTGTCCTCGACCTGATCGACTACGCCCGGATGATCCTGGAGATGTACGGGCCGGATGAGGCTCGCTTGCGGGAGCTGGATGCGCTGGCCTCGCCGTAGCCCGGACACGACGAAGCCCCCGCCGGTCCTTCCGCCCGGCGGGGGCTTCGCTGTCGTCAGTGACCCATGCTGCAGTACTCATTGCCGCACACCGGGCACGGGCTGAGATTCACCGCATTCACCCCCTCTCGCGTCAGGTAGACAGCCCCCACCGGTTCTACTGCCCGGCGGGGGCTTCGCCGTTGTCAGACAGGCAGTTCGCGGAGGTACGTCACCAGATGTTCGATCACGGCTTCCGTACGTCCGGCATCCAGTGAGTCCAGCATCTTCGCGTAACGCCCCGGCTCCCGGGTTTCCAGCTCGGTCACGGCAGCCAGCACCAATGCGCGACGGTCAGCGTCGACTGAGGTCTTAAGCAGCATGCGCAGGCGCGTTTCACGCTCACAAGCGTCCCGGCCAGCCTGCTTCTTGGCACGCGCCTCGGCGGTCGGGGGAACGACGTGTCCAGCGCCATCGCAGGTCAGACACAGGCCGGGGATGCCCTTGTGGGGAACGTGGGATTCGATCATGCCGGTACCGGCGCAGCGCGTGCACTGACGCGTGCCCTCGTCGATACGGAACCAGCACGTGACCTGGCCGTGGCAGTTGTCGCTGACGCCCATGCCGTCACGCTCCTGGCGGATGCGCGGGGTGGGGACGCCATAGGCTTCCAGCACCGAGCGCAGGGACTCGGCCGCGACAACAGCCTGCTCGCGCACGATCCATGACTGGCCGTAGCGCACCGTGTAGGCGGTGACGAGGTAGCTGGTCATCGGGGCCTCCCGGGGTCGTTGCGGTCGAGCTGTCAATAGACTAGCCGTCTTACTAGCGGCTGTCAAATACCGAACGCCACGACCAGCTCGACAGCCCCCCATATCGCGGACCCGGCCGCGCCGGTCAGCATCAGCAGCGCGACCACCGCGCAGCCGAAACAGCCGTCCTTCTTCTTTTTCGCGGCACCGGCGACCTTGTTCACCGCTTTGCTGGACTTCAGCCGCTTCGCGGCCTTCCTCGGGTTACCGGCCAAGAACCAGCCGCCCTTGGCCTCCCGCCGTGCCTGCCGGATCACCCGCTGGGCCTCGATGACGTCGTCCTTTGTGACCCCGTCGATGGACGCGTTCTCGATCTCGGACATCTCGGCCATCGAGACGCCCCAGTTCTGCTTGACGAAGTTGTCCAGGTCGTTGTCCAGCCAGTCGGCGACCTGCGGGTCCTTGTCGGACGCTTCCTCCAGCGCGCGGTTGGCGGCGTGCTCCCGCTGCTCCGCCAGGAAGTCCTTGCGTTCCTGCTTCTTGCGAGCCAGCCGCTCATCCTTGCTCTCACCCATGGCGGCGTCACACCTGCCCATCGGCGTTGTGCGTGGCCAGTGCCGCTTCGATCTCTTCGGCGCGCATCTCGTTGGCCAGGAAGATGTCATCCCAGTCGAGCACGTCACCGGTCTCGATGCTCAGGTAGGCACGGGCGACCGTGCGCAGCGTGTCCAGTGCCAGCGCCTCGGTGCGCGCGGCCTCGATCGGGCAAGCGGTGACCGTGAAGTGAACGAGACGGCCGGGGAACATCTCGCCGACGGTGCCGTTGTCCCAGCGGACGATCATGCTGCCGTCGGTGCGCACGGACTGCACGGTGGCGACCGTGTCGGGGTCGTCGTCGCCGGTGCCGATGTACAGGACGGTGTCACCGGCCTGGAAGGTCAGCGCGCGCAGTGCCTCGGCGTGGTCGTTCTCGACTCGCTTGGCCATGATCTTCGCGCAGGAGCCGCAGACCCGCTTGTATTCGCGCTCGTGGTCGCGGGCGATGGCGCGCATCGGCTTGCCGCACAGCGACTTGCCGCCGTAAGACCAGGAGCCTTCCGCCCAGTGCAGGGCGGTGCCGAAGCTGACGTCGCTCTGCTTGACCTTCATCGCGTACCGCATGTCCGGCTCCCTTGTTCGTCGTGATGGGGATACCGTAGCCGATGGAATGGCGGCTAGTCAAATGGGCGTGGCGAAAACCGCCCACACGATGGCAACCCTCTACCCTGACCTGCGTGAACTACTCCGAAGCGCTCCGGGCGGTCGCCGACGGCGCGCGGGTACAACGCCTGTCCTGGCCACCCGGCACGTTTCTCATCCGCGTACCTGGCTCCATCATCACCGTCGACGCCGACCGCCCCCTCGGGAAAGCCGCCCCCGAACTGGTCGGCCAGCAGGTGCACTACAGCGCTCACATCGACATGTTCAGCGCGGGCGAAATGAGCCCCTGGCACGCGAACCGCGACGACATCACCGCAACCGACTGGGAGACCCGCTGACCATGCCCACCAACACCGAAGCCGCCGCAGTCAAAGCCCGCCGCGCCGCCAGCCGACCCGACCAGCCCGGCCCCGTCACCCCTGTCGCCGTCGGCAAAGGCGAACCGGCGCGGCGTGAACTGCTGCTGCTGCACCCCGACGAGCCGCGTATCGTCGCCGAATCCACCGGCTCGCTCTACGGCACCCAGGCGGGCGAGGAAATCCCCGGCTACACGATCGCGCCCGAAGACGTGTTCGAGACGTTCGTGCCGGACCGCTGCACCACGGCGGTCACCCGCATGCGCTGGACGAAAGGCCAGCACGTGCCCACCGAGGTCTTCAAGGCACATCTGGCCGCCCAGGAAGCGGCCGCGAAGACCGAGGAGCCGACCGCGTGAGCGCCTTGATCCCCACGGTCGGCCGGATCGTGCACTACGTCAGCCACGGCAGCACCGCGCGCGAAGACGGCAGCCAGGTGTTCCCGTCCCGCTGCCAGGCCGCGCTGGTCACCGAGGTCGGCGCCTGGATCACGGTAGACACCGTGGCGGCGAAGAGCTTCAGCCGCAGCGAGGGTCGCCCGATCCAGCATGCTGAGCAGTGGTGGTTCGACGACGCGCTGCTGCTCACCGTGCACACGGCGAGCGGATCGCATAAGCAGGTCTGCAAGCACGACGAGCTGCCACTATCCGGCGAGCGCTCCACGTACAAGCCGGGAACCTGGCACTGGCCGGAACGGGCGTAACCGCGTGGCGTGCTGACCGCCCCGCCTGCCTCATGCGACGATCACCCGCGTGAGAGCGGAGGAGTTCCACGCCGATGCCGAGCTGGGCGGATCCTGGTCGGCGGTCGTGCAACGCCTCGCCGACAACGGCGGTGTCGCGCTGCCGCTGGCCGCCCCCTGCAAGCTCGACCTGTGGGCGTCCGGACTCAATCCCGTCACCGCCCCGCCCACGCTCACCGTCAACGCGGTCATCGCCGCCGACGCTAAAACCGCCCGCCTCACCATCACGCCTGACCAGCTCGTCACGCTCGGCGTCGGCCGGTTCGAGCAACGGCTTACCGTCGGCGACCCCGTGATCGGCCCGCAGGTGATGGCGCGTGGCTGGTTCGTCATCCGGGGCAGGGTGAGCGACCTGTGACCGGCATGCTGCACGACCTGCCGCCGCTGTTCCCGCAGCGCGACCCGGTCCGCGTCATCCCCCGGCGCCGCCGCACGATCATCGAGCTGTACACCGAAGAGGAGGGTCGCGTGCTGCACATCGTCGAAAACGGTGTCGCCCCGACCAGTGTGCGCGCCTTCGTCGAAACCGCCGCCATCACCGGCGCGGGCAACGTGTTCGCCTGCGGCACCACCGGCACCTGGACGCTCACCCCGGCTGGATGGCGACTGTCCGCCGGGGCCTCCAGCGGTGACCTGATGCGCTGGTCGCCGCTCGTGCTGCTGCAGGGCGCGTCCGCCGCCTTCGATCTGGCCAGCGTCGTCGACGGCGAGCCGGTGCGCTGGAAATCCAGCGGCACCGTCACCCCGGCCGCGCTCGGCTCGATCTACACCCAGGGCGACTACGGCACCGCGAAACTCGACGACCTGTACTGGCGCGTCGCTGGCGGCGACATCGCCGACGACGGCACCGTCACCCTCGCGCTCGGCTACCGGGCCGGTGGCGGCATGAGCCTCGGCCACATCGACGGGGTGTCACGCGTCTCGCTTGCCAACTTCGGACCCGTCGACGCGTGAGGTGACCCCGTGACCCTGCCTGCTGTGCCGACCCGCACCGCGCTGCGCACCGATCTGGAAGCACTCGCCGCCGAAGTCGACGACATCCAGAACGGGGGACTTCCGCCCGCCGCGCACACGCATGTCTCGACGCAGATCACCGACTTCGTCCCGGCCGTCGACGCGCGTGTTCAGCAGATTGTGGGCGCGGCCCCGGCGGCACTGGACACGCTGGACGAACTCGCGCAGGCGCTCGGCGACGACCCGAACGCCGTCGGCACGCTGACCACCGCGATCGCGGGCAAACAGGCCGCGCACGCCAACCTCACCGGCATCTCCGGCGTGGGCACGGTCGACGAGATGGTCGTCTTCCGCCACGGCGGCGCCTGGATCCGGCGCACGCTGGCCGAGTTCAAGGCCATGCTGGGCGTGTCCGGCGGTGGTGCTACCGAGCCGCTGTTCGACGTGGAAGCCAACGGCGCGATCGCCGACGGCACCACCGACAACTACACGGCGTTCCTGGCCACCTGGAACGCCATGCTGGCGTTCGCGAAGACGGCCAGCCTGTACGGGCCGACGATCGGCACCTACCGGGTGGCACTCACCCCGGAACGCGTGCAGGTGTGGGGCGGTGCGCAGTTTGCGGCGTTCCCGATCCCGATGGTGCCGCGCCAGGCGAACATCCTGAAGCAGACGCTCGGCATCCGGGGCGTGGGCAACGCCTACACGGTGCGGGCGGCCGAACTGGGAGGCACTCCCGCCCAGGTGGCCTCGGCGACGGTGTTCTTCTTCGACTACGACCCTGCCGACTTCGAATGGAACGTCGAGGACGGGCATCCGTGCGTGTTCGGCGCGCCGGACGCGGATGCCACCGACCCGGTCGGCAACACTTTCTCCAACATCGCTTTCCAGGTACGGGACGTGATCCTGCGCTCGCCGGACAACCCGAGTCTGTGCGTGCTCAATCTGGAGCAGGTGAGCACGTGCGTGCTCGACAGTGTGCGCTTCGACGTCGAGACGGTGCTGGACTTCCTGCCGGAGCCGACCCGTCCGACCGGCTGCGCGTTGTTGTTGCCCCGCAGCAACAACAACGTCGCGATCGACGTCAACCGGCTGGTCGTCGAAGGCTATTACGGCGGTATCCCGCTCACCGAGCACCTGCACCTGTCTACGGCGATTGCCTTGGCGTGCAAGATCGGCGCGTTCACGCGGCGCCCGTGCTCGCACATCGGTGTCGTGAGTGGACAGTTGAAGATCGAGCAATGCCAATGGGGTTTCGCCGGGTACGCGCCGGACGGGATCGGCCCGAACTTGGGCGTGGTCGACTTCCGAGGCGGGATTTTCCGGATCAACGCCGTGGACATCGAGCACTACGGCTACGACGGCGACCCGGAACGAGCCTGGCGGTATACCCCCGATGGGTACGCGGACGTGCTGGACCGCAGCAACAACTTCACCGGCACGATCGCCGCCATGTATGTGATCAACTCGGAGAACCCGCCGATCGGCACCACCAACAACGCCACGTTCATCGTGCGCGGCAACTCCGGCACCAACTCGCCGATCGCGGCCTATCGCATCCATGACCACGTGATCGCGATGACCCGCGTGCTCGGTGGCGTGCCCTCCAACCCGCCGGTCGCCCCGCCGAACGCGCCCACGATCGGCGTGGCGACGGCAGGAGTCGAATCCGCTCAGGTCACGTTCACCCCGGCGGGCGCGGGCGAACCGGCCGATGACTTCACCGCCACCGCGTACGACGGCGCCACCCCGGCCGGAACCCAGGACGGCGCCAGCAGCCCGATCACGATTACCGGCCTGACCGCCGGGGTCGCGGTGACCGTGAAAGTCAAGGCCAACAACGTCGTCGGATCCTCGGCGGAGTCGGCCGCGTCCAACGCGGTCACCCCGACCGCGTCCGGTGGCCTGCCCGCAGACACGTTCGACGGACCGGACGCGGGCGCGCTGGGCACGTCGTCCTCCGGGCACGCGTGGCAGGGCGATCCGGCCGGAACGTGGGAGCGGATCGGCAACAAGGCCGAGGCGAACACGACCGGCACGGCGTGGAACCCCGCGTGGCTGCCCGCCGGGGTGAACGACTACCGGGTGAAAGCCGAGGTCGTGCACACCGCCGGGGAATCCGGTCTGTGCGCGCGAGTGGTGGACGACCAGAACTTCTACTACCTCGACTATCAGTACGACTCCAGCACGACCGGGATCGTGACGCTGTACAAGCGGGTGGCCGGATCGCTGACCCAGCTGGCCAACGAGACGGTCTCCGGGCTCACCGAAGGCGTGCTGATGCGGTTGCAGCTGCAGGTGAACGGGGATCAGATTCTCGGGTTCGCCAACCGCGCGGTGGACGCCGACAACCCGGTGGGGGCGGCTGTCACCGACACGGCGTTCACCAGCGGCGGCGGCGCGGGCATCGTGTCGCTCGTGGTGGCCACACCGCACATCACATACGACAACTTCGAAGTGGTGGCGCCGTGACGATTCTGACGCCGAAGCGCCTGAACGACTACATGAGCAGTCCGGTATGGACCGTAGAGCAGAAGGACGCGATCGCCGACATTCTCGACGGTATCGAAGGGGAACTGGAAGGTCACCTGTCGCAGGCGTACATCACGCCCCGGGAGATGTACGAGGTGGCCCCGATTCTCAAATCCGGCCTGCTCGCCACCCGGCAGCCGGTGCACACCGTGCTCAGCGTCGACGGCACGGTCGTGGACGCCGGGCACCCGCTGCAACTCCCCTGGGTGCACACCGAATACCGGTTGCGGCACACCGCCATCACCGGATACCCCCCAGGGGTGCTGACCTTGCCATCTGCTTCGGACGCCTGGGGTTCGGCGAACATCGCACGCGTGGAGAACGCCGGGCAGGCGACCGTGCGCTACATGGGCGGCTGGGGTGATGAGCGCACACTGGTGCGCGCCATGCTGAAAAAGGCCGCCGCGATCGCCCGGAACCGCTTCGACGACACCATCACCGTCAACGGCACCGACAACGAGAACGCACCCCGGCCGGAACGCGAGACGTGGACGGCAGACGAACTCGCGCCGCTCGGCATTTTCCGCAACATCGGGGCGTACCGCTGATGCCCGCGCGCACCGTGTTCGACCTGCGCTACGACCGGGCCGTGTTCAACCGGGCCCGGCGCAAGCTGCTCGCCATGTCGCAGCGCGCCGAGAACGTCCTGCCCGCGTGGAACGCGTTTCTGGACTGGTTCACCGACGGCAACCGGCAGCAGTTCGGCACGCAGGGCAAGAAGTGGCGCACGCCGTGGCGGGAGCTGAAGGACACATCACTGGCCCAGAAGCGCCGGGAGGGCTGGATGGGCGACATCCTGGTGCGCAGCGGCGACTTGAAGCGGTCGGTGTCGGACCGGCCGATGGGTCTGGAGCGTCTCGGCCCGCACGACATGTCCGCCGGTAGCAACGTGCGCTGGGCCGCCTACCACCACCGGGGCGCTCCGCGTGCGGGAATTCCGAAACGACCATTGTGGGACGCCCGTACCATTCAGCGTTCCGGTGCCGCCACCTCCGCCATCAAATCGTGGATCGTCAGCGGCCACGCGCGCGTCAGTGAACGAAAGACCAGGTGAGTGCTGTGTGGGCGAACGCCAAGGACTACACCCCGGCCGTGGTCGGATCCCTGTATCAGCAGGCACTCGACCGCGTCGACGAGGTCGAGCCGCCCGCCCTGCGCGACCTGGTGCGCGAGACACTGCGCGGCGCGCTGGCCCGCTGTCACGTCATCACCAGCACCTGGGGTGAGCACGAGCTGATCGCGCTCATGCCGCTCGCCGAGGCGATCACCGGACCCGACTGGGATGGCAAGCCAGTCAGGCCGCACTCCCGGATGGGCGGCTAAGGCCGGTGCGCGGCGCCGACGGTGTCCGCGACCAGCTCGCGCTGCTGTTCGCGACCGACCTGCCACGCCGGATCCCCCTGCTGCGGATGGCGCGCGGCTGGGACGAGCAGGTCTTGCCGGACGTGGACGCGTACCTGTCCGGCGACGTCCCCGACTCGGAGGTCAACAGCAGCAAAGGTCACAAGACCTGGCTGGTCGTGGTCAACCCCCGCCTGCTGCGGATCGCCGCCACCGGCGACTTCTCGGCCGCTGGCGAGCCCGAATACCACAGCACCTACTCGTGCCGGGTGGTGCTGCGGACGCGTGGCGCTGACTGGAAGCTGTCCGAGCAGGCCCGCGACCATGTCGCCGAGGCTGTGCGCGCCACCCTGCTGCAGTACCCGAACCTGTCCACCGAGCCGGGTGAGAGCGGGCTGCGCGTGGTGCAAGCCACCTACGGCGAGGATTACGGGATTCCGTCGCGCGTGGCGAACGGCCAGGGCGCGTGGGCGGCGGCCATCCTGACCGTGGACGTACTCAGCGAGGAGTACGTGGACGACGGTTCCACAGTGCCGGTGCACGGCGAGATGCAGACGGTCGAGACCAGCTCGTACGCGGTAGGCGTGAACGAGCCGATGAACGGAGAAGCGTGATGACGCAGGGCGCGAAGACGATGTTGTTCAACCCGAACCCCACTCCGGTGGTGTGCGACACGGAGGGGCGGATCGTCGACGGTGGCGGCCGCCGCCAGGTGGACAAGGTCGACGAGGTCGCCCAGGAGGCGATCGACAACGGCCTGCTGGTGCTGGAGAAGCCGGAGGAGCCGCCCGCGCAGGACGACGAACAGGAGTCCTCTGAGGCCGCGCCGAAAGGGAAGCTCGGCGCGTCCGCGCCGAAGAAGACTTCCTGAGGTGCCATGATTCGATCAGCGCGCGGCGCGCGTGCCACACCATCAATGCTAGCCGGAGTACCACCGGCAAGGCAACCCAGGGAAGGGGCTCACCATGCCGGGTGTAGCGGTCACCGTCGGTGCCGTGTCCGGTCCGAGCGCGCCGACGCTCGCGCCATCCAGCAAGTACTTCGCGGTCGGACTCGCCGAACGCGGATCCACCACCGAGCCGACGCGCGTCACCAGCTTCGCCCAGTTCCAGGAGCTGTTCGGCGCGCGCACCACGTACAGCGCGCTGTGGGACGACATCAAGACTTTCTTCGAGGAAGGCGGCACCGAGGCCTACGTCGTACGCGTCGTCGGGCCCGCCGCCACCATCGGCACCCTGACCGGCGGCCTCATGGACGGCCAGGGCACCCCGGCCACCACGCTCACCGTCTCCGCGCGCAACGCCGGAGCATGGTCCACCGGCCTCACCATCCAGGTTCTCGCCGGGCCCACCGCAGACACCTTCCGCATCCAGGTGCGCCTGGGCGGCGTGCTCGTGCACGACTGGACCAACCTGCACAACCCGCAAGAGGCTGTCAGCAGGTCCAGTACCAGCCCGTACATCAAGCTCACCGACGCCGGATCGGTCGGCGTCGCCCCGGACAACAACCCTGCGGTCGTGGCCGCGACCGCGCTGGCCGCCGGAACCGACGACCGCGCCAGCGTCACCGCCAGCCACTACGTGACGGCACTCGCCTTGTGCACCACCGAATACGGTGACGGCGCCGTGGCCATTCCCGGCATCGGCACGACCGTCCACGCCGGACTGATCGCGCACGCCGACGCCACCAACCGGATCGCACTGCTCGCGGCCGCCAGCACCACCGACAAGGCCACCCTGATCTCCACCGCCGCCGCCCTGGACGCCAAGCGAGCCGGGCTGTTCGCGCCGTGGATCAAGGTCCCAGACGAGTACGGCGGCACCCGCACCATCAGCCCCGAAGGCTACGTCGCCGCCGCCCGGGCGCGCGCCCACGCCATCGGACCGTGGAAGGCAGCGGCCGGTGACCTGTCGGTGGCGCGCTACGTGGTCGGACCGGCCACCGTGTTCAGCGGCGTCGACGGCAACGACCTGGACTCGGCCAAGGTCAACGTGATCCGCACGGTCGCCCGCACCACCCGCCTCTACGGCTGGGTGTCGCTGTCGGCGGACCGCGACAACTGGGGCTTCCTCACCGGCGCCGATGTGGTCAACCGGGTGGTGACCGAGGCGTACACGCAGCTGGAGCCCTACCTGTTCGGGGTGATCGACGCGCGCGGGCACCTGCTCGGCCAGATCGCCGGGGTGCTGGAAGGCATCGTCATCCCGATGGCGCAGGCGCACGGGCTGTACGCGCGGATCGACCCGGCCGACCCGAACGGGCCGCCGCTGGACCCCGGCTACAGGGTGCGCGTGCTCGACATCAACCCGGTCGAGGTGGCGGCCCAGAACAAGGTGCTCGCCGAACTGGGCATCCGCGTCAGCCCGACGGCCGCGATCGTTCAGCTCACTGTCACCAAGGCCGCCGTAACGGCCGCGCTGTGAAGAAAGGGGTGCGGTCGTGAAGGCAGCACAGAGGCAGTTTCTCTGGACGGTGCAGGGCATCCTGACGCCGTTCGCGCAGAAGACCGGTGGCGAGGTCACCTCGGACGCCACGAAAGTCTGGGACGGCGGGGCCACCCAGCCGGATGTGATCGCCGCCCCACCCGAGGTCGGCGACCTCACGCTCACCCGCCCTTACGACCCCGAGCGGGATCAGCCGGTGCTCGACCGGCTGATCCCGCTGGTCGGCCAGCTCCGCACCACCGTGTCCGGTCAGCCGCTGGGCAGCGACATGCGGGTGGTGCGGGGCGTGAAGCCGCGTGTCTACCCGAACGCGCTGCTGACCGGCGTGCGCGAACCGGAGTCGGACGCGTCCAGCGGCGACGCGGCCGACTACGAACTGACGTTCGCTGTCGGCGGAATCGGCTGACCACGGCACGTACGAACCGGTGAGGGTCACCAGCCTCGCCGGTTCGTCCGCCGTGGCGGGTTCGGCCCGGGTGCGCGGGTTCACCCTCCCGGTGCTCGCGCGCCCGGCCCGTTCCCGCCACGGCGTTCCACAGAAAACCGGGAGGAAATGATCATGACCGCTACTTTCGACGGCTCCCAGCCCGGGAGCCCCGCCGAGCCCCCGAATGACCTGGGGCACGCAGTCGCCCCCGCCTTCGGCGGCATCGACACACTCAGTCTGCTGCAGGAAGCCGTCAACGAGCGCGTCGAGGTCGAGCCGCTCACCGTCACCGTGCCCGGCGGCCGCATCCGGCTGGTGTGTCACACCGACATCCCGGAACGGGACCTGCGCCGGTGGCAGCGCGCCTCCCTGCCGCCGGAGAAGCGCAAGAACGGCGCGGCCACCCCGCTCGACCAGAATCAGATGACTATCGCCGTCGCCGTACTCGTCTACTGCGTCATCCGCATCGACGTGCTCGACAAGCACGACCCCGACCTGTGGCACGTGGTGGAGAACAAGGCGACCGGCGATCCGCTCACCTTCAACGACGAGGTCGTGCTGAGCCTGTTCGGTGCGTTCGACACCCCCTCCGCGCTGATCAAGGTTTTCGGCCGTGAATCCGACATCGTGCGCGCAAGCCAGGAAGTCCTGTCGGCGTCCGGCTGGCAGGGTGAGAACGGCGACGGTGACAGCGACGACCCTCGCTGACCGGCGGGGTGCTCGTCGAGCGCACCCGCCAGAAACTGAAAATCCTCTCGCACGATGAGCGTCTCGTGCAGGTCGCCCGCTACTGCTACGAGTTCAGTCAGGACGTGGTCGCGGTCCTGGCCGACGAAGACGACTTCAACCTGCTGGTGCGCCTGGCCGCAGCGCAGGTGAAGGCCCGTGACGACAGGGCCCGCGACCAGCAGGCCCACAAGGGCATGAGGAAGTAGCTGCCGCTACGATTCGCTCCGCGTAGTTGTGGGTGAGTTCTCCACGCTGTCGGGAGCGGGAGGAACGGCCGGTGTGTGTCGACACCGGCCGTTTTCCATGCCCGGGGGGCGTGCCTCCCGGGGGGCGGCGCGGACGCGTGCGACGATCACCACCGTCGGCTGAGGACGGGGAGGTGGGCGGGTGGCCGGGGAAGACGAGATCGAGATCAGCGCCACGTTGCGCGACTCGCTTTCTGCCGCGATCGCACCCATGCTCCGACGTCTCGATGAGCTGGAACAGCGTTTCGACGGCGTCGGCCGCGCGGCCAAGAAAGGTGGCGCGGAGGCCGCCAAGGGCCTCGGCCAGGCCGAGGAGTCGACTGAGGACCTGGGTAAGGCGTCACGGCGCGCCGAGCCACCAGTGCGCAGGCTGGGCGACGAGACCCTGAAAACCGGGGCGAAGGCGCGCGCTGGCTCGGGAGGACTGGACGAATTCGCGAAGAAGGCGGACAAGGCGGGCCTGTCGGCGCGCCGGTCCCGCCGCATGATCGTCAACGCCTTCAAGTTCGCTGGTGTGATTACCGGCGCGTTCGCTCTGGCCGGTGGCCTGTCCGCGATCGGCGCCGGTGGCGCGATCGCGCTGGGCGGCCTGGCGCCGCTGGTCGGCGTGCTCGGCCTGGTGCTGCCACTGCTGCTGGCGGTGAAGCTGGGCATGTGGGCGACCAAGCTGGCCGCCGAACAGCTGGAAATGCCGATCACCCGGATCAAAAACCAGTTCGCGCAGCTGGGCGAGCAGATCGCGGCCGGTGGCCTGCGCTCCGGACTGGACTACTTCGCGGATTCGCTGGGCGGGCTGTCGCAGCTGACCGGCCGGGGCTTGGCCGGTGTCGGCGCCGAGATCGGCGGCATCGCCCGTGAGACCGGCGACTTCGTGCACTCGGCGCGGTTCCTGGGGCAGGCCGGGGTCATCTTCCTGGAGTTGCGCCCGGTCGTGCGCAACCTGGGCCGGGGCGTGCTGTATCTGGCGCAGGCGATCATGAATCTGATCCAGGCCGCCTTGCCTGCCGCCAACCAGTTCGCCGCGCTGTTCGCTGACGTCGCGAAAGGACTGGCCAACTGGACGCAAGCGACCTTGGACAACGGCAAGGCCTCCCAGTTTTTCGTGTACGCGCTCAACCTGATGCGCCGGGTGACCGGCGTGGTGGTCGACGTCGTGATCGGCCTGTTCAACATCTTCCGGATCGCCGCCGGATACGCCGTCGACTTCGGCCTCTCGATCGAAGATCTCGCCTGGAAGTTTCGCCTGTGGACGCGCAGCGCCGAAGGCCAGGTCCGGATCAGCCAGTACTTCCAGGACTCCCTTCCCGCCTTGCGGGAGATGGGCCTGCTGCTCGGCATGATGATCGGCGGCCTGGCCAGACTGGGCGCCAACCAGAATGTCGCCCCCCTGTTGCAGCAGATCCGTACCGAGTTCGCTCCGGCCCTCGGTGAGCTGGTCACCAAGCTGTCTGGTCAAGGTGGCCTGGGCCCGGCGCTGATCAGCGCCGCGACCGCGCTGGTGACACTGTTCGCTTCGCTCGACTTCTCCGGGTTGACCGCGTTCATGGTCGCGATCGCTCAGCTGGCCAACGGGATCACCTGGCTGGCGACCAACGTGCCCGGCGCCAACTTCGTACTGTCCACCCTGCTGGTGTCGATGCTCGGGTTCAAGATCCTGGGTCCGGTGTTCTCGCTACTGGCCGGTGGGGCGCGGGCGTTTTCCTGGGTGTTCGGCGCGCTGCGCGGTGTGCAGGGGCTGACCATGGCGCAGATGATTTTCAAGTCGGTGGTGCTGCAGCTGTGGCTTGCTTTCAAAATGGTCGGCGCGGGCATCGTCGCGGTCATTCGCATGATCGGAATCGCGTTCATGGCGAACCCGGTCGGATTCGTCATCGGTATCATCATCGGCTTGATCATGCTGCTGTGGTTCAAGTGCGAATGGTTCCGCGATCTGGTCATGAAAGTCTGGGACGTCATCGCTCGCGCTGCGGTGGTTGCCTGGGAATGGATTGTCAAAGCAGTCGGTGTCGCGGTCGACTGGATTGTCGAAAAAGCGATGTGGCTGTGGAACAACGGACTCAAGCCAGCCTGGGAAATCATTTCCACGGGCGTCCGCCTGTACATCATGGCGTGGATAATCTACGTCAAATTCGTGATTGCGGTAATCTCCACAGTCGTAATGTGGCTGTGGGAAAATGTGATCAAACCAGTCTGGGCCTTCATTTCAGGCGCGGCGGAAATCGCCTGGAACATCATCAAATTCATCGTTCAGACTGCCGTTTTCCTCATCGCCCTGTACGTCACGGTGATGGCCAAAGCCGCCGAGGCTGCCTGGAACGCCATCGCAGCAGCTGGGCGCTGGGTCTGGGAGAACGTGATCGCCCCGGTCGTACGATGGTTCGTGGGCGTTTTTACCGACGCCGTCGACTGGGTGAGCAACAAATGGAATTACCTTGTCGCGTTCTTGAAGGCCGCTTTCCAAGGCTTCCAGGACGTGCTAGACGTGGCGATCAACTGGATCTCTGCCAAATGGGCCTGGCTGACCGGAATACTCGGAGCCGCCTGGAATGTTTTGTATGCGACTTTCATTCAGCCGATGGTCGACAAGATCAGGATCGGCTGGGAGATGCTGACTGGATACCTTGGGGAGGCCTGGGCCACTGTTTCCGGCGCGATCGGTGCAGCCTGGGAAAGGCTAAGCCTACTGGTCGGTAACGTCATCGAGACGATGAAAGTCATGTGGGACAGGGGAACGAGCTGGATTCGCGACTCCTTCTCCCCTATCGGTGACGCCCTCGGAAAGATCTGGGAAGGCATCAGCGGTGCCGCCGAAAAGGCAGCCGGAATCGTCAAGGGCGTGTGGGGTAAAACCGTCGATATCGTCAAGGGCGCCTGGAATGCCCTGGCAGGCACATGGAACGGCGTGCCCAGCATCACCGTGCCGGACTGGGTTCCCGGAATGGGCGGGAAAACTTTTTCGCTGCCGAAACTGCCGATGCTGTGGCACGGCGGCGAGGTCGCCGGGGGCGGCAAGGCGATCGTCGGCGAGCACGGTCCCGAGCCGCTGATCAAGGGCGGCCGGTTCGCCGGAATGCTCGGCGCCAACGGCCCCGAGGTCGCCACCATCCCGCGCGGCGGCTACGTCGTTCCCAACCTGTCCACCCTGTCGTCGCTGCCCGGCCTGACCAAGACGCTGCCCGCCGGTGTCGCGGCCGCCGTCGCCCGATCGGTGCCCGGCTACGCCGGAGCGCTCGGACCCCGGGCCCGGTCGGACGGCGGGCTGAAGCACTCGGTTGACCGGCTGGCCGCCGCCGTTGAGAACCAGATGCCGCCCGTGCATGTGCACGGCACCGGCGACGTGGCCCGCGACGTCAAGGCCGCCTGGAAGAAGTTCAAGCGCGAAGAAGAGGCCCGTGGGCGCTACAGCTACAGCGCGGGCGGGGGGTGAGTCGTGCCTGTCGTTGTGATCCGTGACCCGCTCACCGGCATCTCGTTTCCCGGTGTCGAGTCCTACCGAATGTACCTCTACGCCGAAAACGGCAAGATCAGCTTCTCGGTGCCGCTGGCGCCCAGAGACATCAGTTACGGCGGCATCGGCCAGGAATGGGTCACCGCTGAGCGCAGCGGCAACACGCCCCTGCTGCTGCGCAAAGGCGCCAAGCTGAAGACGATCTCGTTCAGCTGCCTGGTCACCGACGTCATGTCCATGTGGGCACCGATGACCGACGCGATCATCGCCCTGGAGCAGCTGGCCAACAGCCTGGAACGCATCCTGGTGCGCTACGGCCCGCAGGAGGCGGGCCTGTGGCGCATCACCGAATGCTCCTACGACTCGTCGCTGCGCCACCACCAGAGCAACGAGGTCACCCGCGCCACCGTCTCGCTCACCCTCACCCGCGCCAGTGACGCCGCACCGGCTGTCGGGCCGGTCAGCGGCGGCGTCGGCCGCCCGCCCACACCCGCGCCACCCGCGCCGCCACGCACCTACCGGGTCGTGCCCGGCGACTGCCTCTGGAACATCGCGCTGCGCTTCTACGGCAACGGCACCACCTGGCCCAGGATCTTCGACGCCAACCGGGACAAGATCCAAAACCCAAATCTTATCTACCCAAATCAGGTCTTCGTCATCCCGTGACCGCTGAGAGGAGGATCCCGTGCCCACGCTGAACGCGTCCCAGATCGCCCAGCTCGTCAAGCAGGCCGGGTTTCCCCAGTCGGTGCACGTGCAGATGGTCGCGATCGCGCTGGCCGAATCCGGCGGTCGTGTCGAGGTGATCAACCCGTTCAACTCGAACGGCACCAAAGACTACGGCCTTTTCCAGATCAACTCAGTGCACGGCTACAGCGCGCGCGACCTGGTCAGCGACGCGGCGTTCAACACCCGCTGCGCCAAGGCCATCTATGACCGGCAAGGCTTGCGTGCCTGGTCGGTCTACAACAACGGCAAGTACGAAGCCAGGATGAACGAGGCCCGGCAAGGTGTCGCCCAGGCGGCCGGGGTCACCGGCAACGCCTCCGTGCCCGGCACCGGCAGCACCACCCAGGACACCAGCAGCGCACCCGCCGTCACCTACGGGCCGCCCGGCCCACAGCTCGTGGTCGCCGGGCCTTCCACGCCGCTGGCGGCGGCAGAAGAGACCAACGCACCCCTGCGTGAACTGCAGATCATGGGGACCGCGCTGCAGGGCGACTTCTCGGCCGCCGTGATCGGAACGCCGGTGTTCAGCGCGGGAATCGAGACCATCCCGAATGTGGCTTTCACCATCGCGGATCCGGAAGGCAGGTTGCTGCACCACCACGCGAGCCTGTGGCAGCGTGGTGTGTCCGTGCAGTACCGGGACCTGTGGCTGAAGATCGACAGTGTGGTGTTCGAGCCGGGCGGGCACGGCTCCGGCCAGCTGACCATCAACTGCATCGACGACATCGTGTACGCCCTGCAGAGCCTGCGCGGCCCGCGCACCGCCAACGGCATCAGCGCCACCCAGTGGATCGCCCAGGAACTCTCGCTGGCGGGCATCGACCCGAACAAGTACTTCCTGGGTGAGAGCGTTCCCACGCAGTCGGTGATCGCCCGCGATGAGGCCGACCAGTCCGGGCAGGGAGGCCAGGGCGAGACGCCCAGCGCGTGGACCACAGCCGTGCGACTGGCGCGCGAACTGGGCAAACGGATCTTCATCAACGGGCACAGGCTCGTGTTCGGCTCCGCCGCGTTCGCCATGCAGTGGACCTCGACCGGCGTGCTGCGGCTCACCCGGCACGACAACACCCTGCCGCAAGGCGAGCACTGGTTCGACCTGCCCCTCGTCCGCCACGTCAGCATCGGCAACCGGTCCGGTGTGCGCGAGCTGGCCGGGCGTGTGCCCTTGTCGCGCGCCAAGTTCTTTCGCCCCGGGGTCCCGGTCGATGTCACCCACACCCCTGCCGTGGCCAGCGAGATCGTCTCGCGGTTCATGTGCTCGTCAGTCACCTTCGACATCGGCACCGACACCAGCGGCGCCGACATCACGCTTCTCGAACCGGTTGATCTGCCACCACAGCCACCCACCGACACGACCAGCGCGGGCGCCAACGGCGGCAACACCAGCAACGGCGGCTCAGTGTCCGGTGGCGGTGCCGACGGGCAGGTCGGCCGGTTCGTCGCCCTGTGCCTGCAGCAGGCGGGCAAGTCCTATGTGTACGGAGCGACGCCGCCATCCTCGGATCCGAACCCGCGCGCGTTCGACTGCAGCTCGCTCGTGCAGTGGGCGGCCATCCGCAGCGGCATTCCCGACCCGACCCGCACCACGTACACGCAGGAGGCGAAGATCAAGGGCGCCGGTCGGATCATCAGCGTTCAGCAGGCGATCAACACGAAAGGCGCGCTGCTGTTTCAGCCGGGGCACGTGGCGATCAGCCTGGGCAACGGAAAAACAATAGAGGCGATGAACAGCTCTCAGGGCGTCCGGCAGGGCAACGCGTCCGGGCGCGGGTTCACGGCCGGGGGGCTACTGGTAGGCGCCCAGGGCTACTAATGACCTGTCTCACAAAACCTTTCGTGGGCTTCCTGAACAGGCTCGACCTACAGACGTAACAGACAGACCTACAAACCGGAGGTGACCGTGTACGGCTACCTGCATCTCGGCCGCATCACCTCCTTCGACGCGGCCAGCGGCGGCTTCAACCTGCAGTCGGTCGGCCTGGCCCGCACCTCCCGGTGGGGGCCGGTCTCCTCCGCCGTGCCCGGCCTGCTGGTCAATGACCGCGTGGTGCTCGGCGCCACCGGCACCAGTCGCGACGAGCTGGTCATCATCGCCAAGGTCGGCGCCACCTTCCCCGGCATCCCGGACATTCCCGGCCTGACCGCCGCGCTCGCGGGCAAAGCCGACGACACCGAGATCGCCACGATCCTGGCGTCGATCGAAGACCTGAGCGACGACTTGACGGCACTGGAATCGACCGTCAGTGCTCACACCACAGCCCTCGCCGACGACGAAACCCGCCTGGACGCCTTGGAGGCGCTCACACATGTGCGGGTCGTCGATGACCTGGCGGAC